GATAGTTTTCCTTCTATTTGTGTGGGTTGTAGACCCACGACAAAGAATCAGATTCGCGAAAGCGGCCATGATTCAAGTCTGAATTCCTTCAAACTGTTTAGATATGCAGAGCTAATCGAATCCATATCCAATAGAATAAATTCTATTGTGAATGATTTAGTTACAGATTTCAACTGTTCTTTCTCGTATTTTGCGAGAGACGAATCCGTTGTCAATTTGTTCATCGATTTCTTTATTAAATAATCGATTGAAGATTTTTGCAGAAACCAAGTGTTCCATAAAGGGACAGTACTCTACATCTACCTTTGAACCGTGTTTAACACGTTCATAGCATAGATCGGAGAATCTTGATTCTGGTAATTTCTCTTCGAATTTATTAAATAGCATAAGCCATTTCTTTTCAGTATACCATCGTTCAGTCGGTTCATTCTGTGTTTCTTCAAACACATCAATCTCCCGTTGGATGACGGTCATGTCGGGATCAACATCTAGGTCACGAAGAGTCAAATGACCCTTTGTGAACACAGGAAGACGATCCAAACTACGACCAATATAAAGGATTTTCTCTAATCGAGTTTCCGGTTGGCGACCGTTGGGGTTCAAACCCCCATACAGTATGTCGACCTCTAAAGAGCGGACAGTCTTACGTAAAGACTCTCCACAGAATTTAGTAGCTCCTTTGATGCCAATGGCACCAATTATATTAGATATTTCCTCAGGGCCTGGTTCTTGTAATTGTTTCCATTTTAAATTGGGAAGGCACTCGCCTTTCCTGAATAATTTAGAATCGATTGTATACCAATCGGGGGAAGTATAATTCTTTCCCACGGATGGTTCAAGACCTAGTGAAGATGCAAATTGCTTCCACTGATCAATCTCTGTCTGATTACCGGCGAACGAAATATCGTCACCGTGAATGAGACAATCAAGTTGATCAAGTTCTTGACCTCGCACATGCGCTAACGAAAACGCATTTACGAGACAAAGAATAGGAAATGAAAGCAACGAGCCCATCAATTGGCCACCTGTCTGTAGAATATCATGTTGGTTCGCACCCTTTGGGTACGTAACAATATGCTCCCTAGTTCCACAATGAATATAACTACCCAAATGAGGGTATTTATCTTTCACGAGGTCACCGACGATCTTTGTCAATTCTTGACAGATACCATCAGTAGCCGCGGAATAATCACCGGATACCAATATCTCCCCATCCTCGGATGAGTAGATCTTTTTGTAATCTGGTCCCATACAAGGATCAAATATCTTGAAATTTCTCAAGGTGTTAAACATTGCAATTTGCACTGGCTTTAACGCCCAAGTATGTGGATGGCCTTTGGTTATCATCCGGACCTTTAGGGGCTCGGGGATTGCATAGGCTTCCACTATTCTAATATCACTTGTGGGTTCCTTAGGGAATTCATAGAACTTATTAGTTCCATTGATAGTCTGTCTAAAAACAGGCTCGAATGGGGAGAATTCATCGAGATAAAAGTCTCTCTTAGCTTCGTATAGTTGGATCAGTTCTTGGAATAAATATTCCTCGACTTCGTTCAACGACATACTTTGGGTCCATAGTTGGTTAACGCCCCGTTCATTACAGTCATATTGACGGTAAGTAACTTCGCAGTTCTTTTGTGAATAATTCACAAGAGGTTCCGACATTGGTCCATACCTGGTAAGATTATATTTTCCGGACTTTTTATCCTTATGGATAAAGAAGTTTAGATCTAATCGTCTGAGGAATGCCTCTTGGTTATTAACCGAGCCTAGCATTCGAAGGTATGTATTACCCTTATTAGAGCTTAAGAGCAAGATTGGAGATACAAATCTCATACCTTTATTCTTGATTTCCGCCATTGGTGGCTGGAAATCAACAGTAGATGCGATTTGTAAAAGTTCCTCCGTTTTGGAGTGGTCTAACTTCGAATCAAAATTTTGGTAAAAGCAATCATCAATACCCATAACGGGTTGTTGATTGTAACCATCATAATGGTCGGAGGTAGAAGACTTCCAGAACACTGAGTTTTCAGTGTCAAAATATTTATCAAACCTCTTTCCTAATTTAGCAAAGAGGAGAGACTTTCCGGATCCTGGTGGACCTTCAAGATGAAGGCAACTAGTTTCTAGACGAGGTCTTAAGACCTTATAGTCAAATTGATTAATAGATGGACGCAATGCTTCATGAAGACCGCCTCGTTTTCGACTGAAACCGAGGTAGGCTTTTTTCTGAGCCAACTTTGTACTAGGAAGTACATCTGGCAAAAGATTAATGAACGGCATAATGAACTCACGGAACTGATCCAGAATTTCTTGTTTGGGGGGAGTAATAGGATTACTAAGCTGCTGCGCATGCTTGTGATAGGCATCGACAATCATGTCCCTAGGGACCTCATTGGCGAGCGACTTACATTGAAGCACATCAAAGCAGAATTGTAATTTCTTCTTATTCGACTTTTTTTGAATTCTATGGATCAATCTCACGATTGATTTTGGAAACAAAGAAACAGACAACTCACTACCTTGCGGTAATTCTTGACTCATAATATGAGAAAAGTAAGTAGCCAGCGACAACTTAAATAGTTTCGCTTGTTCTTTTTCTGGTATTTCTGAAAATTGTGGATTAAGCCAGTTGAAAATTTGATTTTCGACAGGGATAATACTCCATTTTCTGAGTAGGAATTCAAGACAACGGGAAAACCCGTCAACTTGAGATGGTTTCGCTTTTGCGATATCACTTCGATTCTCCTTCTGATTAAAATCTGAGGGGGAGTCCGGTTGCGACTTTCCGAATTCTTGTCTGCTACCTTCAGTCTTACGACTCTTGGGCTGGCAGCTGCACTTTACTTTGGATTTAGGAACTTTTATAAGTTAATGAATTCAATCTGTAAATACAGGTAACGCTCGTCTTGACATTAAATCAGGGTCAAGACCGGGCGGGGGGAATTTTACTTCCCGCACCATGGAGAGAAATCTCTAACATGATGAAGCCGTAAACTCGGCTTAAGTGC